AGGGGGTGCGGTAACGTATAAACCTCGCACACACAGTCTAAGGCTAATTTCTAAAAGAGTACGATGGAACAAAAGAGTGCTATTAATCGTTTGTATTATAGTACTTATACCCTTTAACTTAAACTAATGCATGAAGTCCAAAAGAATTTACGAGATATTTAACATGTTTACAGGTGAATGGGAACCCAAGGAAATGACTGAAGACGAGTTTCAGGAGATCCAGCAGCGTATGGATGCTCAATCTGACATATTAGATGCAGAGTACAGGATCATTACTAAAATTATATCGCAAAAAATGGGTATTTACGAGGCACCGAAAGGGAGTATGGATTAAAGTACTAGTTATATATATAATATACTAGTACTAGTATCGGTAACTAGTACTTCTATAGGTAACTAGTACTATAGTACTATGGTAGAAATCAAGAGAAGAATAAAAAATAAAACAGCTATGTACACTATCTACACCAAGGATGAGGCAGATAAGAAAAAGCTGAAATATGTTTATTGGAAAGAGTGTGATGAGGGAGAGTGGGGGATAACAGATGATGACTACGTATCAAAATGCGTATCACGCAGTGATTATACTGATAGGAACGGAAATACACGTACATTTGTTAAACTAACGTGTGGTGTTGGCTGGTGTTCTTCCTTCTCTACTATAAAGTTTAAGGTGAATCACGCATATAATGTCTATTCTAAGACAAATCCAGCAAAAGGCTGGGGAGAGCAGGAAGCTGGTACAACCAGAGCCAAGAATACAGTAACTGCATACGCAAATATGCTGTTATCGGGGGATAAGGTAGATTTTTCTCAGTTAGGTAACATCTATCGCCCAGATCAACAGATACCTGAGGCAACAGTACGCAGGTTTCTAAAACAAAAGGTAGCAAAACGCATGGTAGAAGAAAAATTAAAAGATTTATTAGCTGGTAAGAGCATAAATAAGGAATTTGCACTGGATAACTTGTTACGTGCTCTGCATATGGCAGAGAATAAGGGTGATGTTAACAATTTCCTGAAAGCAAACGACCAATTAATGGATTTACTGGAAATGAAGCCTAGTAAGAAGATTACAACGGATACAGTACAAATAGATTTGACAAAGCAAATAGCTGATACAATAGCAACAGAAGAAAAGAAGCTATTAGTACAGCGAAAAGAGGAGACGAACGAACAGGATGCCACCTGATGACTATACTCATAGTTCTGAGCACGTAGATTCAGAACAACTAGAGATTGCCATTAGAGCATTGCATACAATATCAGCAATGCCTACAGCAGAATCAGAATTTCTTTCCAGCATTGCACTGGATGCCTTAAAAGAAATGGAAACATACGGAATCCTATATAACTATAATGACGAGTAGGTATTGGAAGAGAATAGAAAAAAAGTAGCAAATAAATTAAAGAACAATATGATTATGTTCGGCAAAGTAGCTATGCCTAGTATGTTCTCTGCAGCCTCTCCAGATTTTCATTATAAAATTGCAGACGTTCTCCTAGACGATTCTTCTCGTCAGGTGAACATTATAGCCCCTCGTGGACACGCAAAATCCTCCATAGTCGGTGGTGTTTATCCACTGTATCATATCATGCACCACGAGGGTGCTAAATTAATTGTCCTCGTATCCAGAACACAGGATCATGCTATAAAGTTATTGGGTACTATAAAGGATACTCTGGATTACAGCCAGACGTTCCGTTCTGTGTATGGATACTGGGGACAACATTCAGCTAGGCAGTGGGCTAAGGCAGAAATAGAGTTAAAGGACGGCACTGTTGTTATCTGTAAGGGTACAGGACAGCAGTTACGTGGTATAAAGGTAGGTTCACAAAGACCTACCTTAATTATTGTTGATGATCCAGAAGATGAGAACAATACTAAAACTGCTGAAGCTATGGAACAAAATCTTAGATGGTTATTGCAGTCTGCCGTTCCATCACTAGACCCGAAAACAGGAAAGATTATTGTTATTGGTACTCCACAGCACCAACGATGCTTGGTGGAAGTACTGAAAGAGATGAAAGGTTGGAATAATATGCATTTTGCCCCAGATATGGATAAGGGCATTGCATTATGGGAAGATTGGCAACCTATCAAAAAATTAAAGCAAAAGAAAGAAGAACTGGAGTCTATTGCACGAGTTAGTGTCTTCTATAGAGAATATCTATGCCAGATAGTAGGTGACGAGGATCAATTATTCAAAGAAGCCTATATCAAGTATCATGACTATTCTCTGGAGATGAATAGCGATAACCAGCACTTTCTAAGCAACGGGGAAGATAAAATACCCGTAAACGTCTTTATGGGGGTTGATCCTGCATCCTCAATACGCAAGACAGCTGACTATTCGGTAGTAATGCCAGTAGCAGTTGACAATAAAAACAACAGGTATATTCTAGAATATTACCGCAAACGAGCAACTCCCATGAAATTAGCAGAGGGTATATTAGAATATTTCAAACTATACCGCCCTGTAAAAGTACGTATTGAGTCCGTTGGCTATCAAGAGATGCTAAGAGAGTATCTAAGACAGCGATGTGAAGAAGAAAATCTGTTTATCTCAGGATTAGAGATAAAAGAGTCACCTAGAAATAGTAAATCATCCAGACTGGAGACAATGGAACCTTATTTTGCACAGGGTAAGGTATATATAAAGAAAGATATGTTATCTCTTAAAGACGAATTACTATTATACCCTAGAGGTAAGCATGATGACTTATTAGATGGATTATATTATGCAATGAAGAAATGCTACCCACCATTCCATAAAGAAGAGAAACAGGACAAAGCAAAGAGTAGATATACTAGAAAACAAGATGACGTAAGTTGGAAAATAGCTTAATTTGGAACTTTCCACTTAATGTAGTAGTTTAATGGGGTAGTTTATCGATAAAACTGGTATATACGTACAAATTGTCTCATAAGAAACATAAAGAAGTACAGTTAACTCATGATCTTTTAAAAGATTACAGTTCTTCTAGAGAGAACTGGGCGAAACAGGCGGTAGAGGATAATGAGTTCCGTAACGGCAAACAATGGACTGAAGAACAGGCGAAGATACTTCGTGCCCGTGCTCAGGAACCTATTGTAGTAAATGTAGTTCATTCTGCAGTAGAACAGGCTAAAGCTATGTTAACTGCAAATAAACCACGCTTTCAATCCACAGGTAGAGAAACAAGTGATACAGAAGTTGGTCGTGTATTCTCTGACCTGATGTCCTATATCTGGGATCATTCTAATGGCAATGTAGAATTAAAACAGTGTATAGATGACTATTATGTTAAGGGCATGGGGGTTATGATGGCTTATACAGACCCTGACAAAGATTTTGGTCGTGGAGAAGTCTGTTTAAAGTCATTAGACCCACTAGAAGTATTCTTTGACCCCAGCTCTAAAGATACATTCTGTAGAGATGCTGGTCATGTTATAGTAGGTAAGACACTCACAGAGAACCAGCTTGTTTCTGCTTATCCAGAATATGAAGAACTAATCAAAGAAGCAACAGAGACTAAATATATCAATATGGTAGCTGAATCACGATATGGTCGTGAGAGTCAAGATGTTACATTAAAATCACGGCTATCAGGAGAAACAAGGTCTGGTGATCGTGAATTAGAGTTATTTGACAGATATACGAAGATACGTATTCCATATATGAAGATATATGATCCTTTTGCAAATGAAGAAAAAGTTCTCAATATGGAGGAGTTTAAAGAGTATAGGCAGGAGCCTATTGTTATTATAACATCTCCAGATGGTCTAAACATTTATACAGATAAAGCAACTGTAACTGGTTATGTTCAAATGCATGAACAGTTTGGTGATACATTCCATATGATGCCAGACCCAATAACAGGACAACCTATTCCAATGGCTGGTAAGGAACACAAAGGAAGTATTCCTAATAGTACTACAAATATAGATATTGCCACAAAGGGACATCTGATAGATGATAAAAAGATTTTAGCAAATAGTATTGAGATAACAAATATTAAACAGTGTGTTTGTATAGGGGATCAGATGCTCTACGAAGCGGTTCTTCCTGTAGAGGAGTATCCAATAGTACCCTTTATGAATGGATTCAACAGGAATCCTTATCCAGTTAGTGATGTTAGACTGGTAAAAGGACTACAGGAGTATATTAATAAGATACGTTCATTGATTGTAGCTCATGCATCCAGCAGTACTAACGTAAAGCTTTTAATACCACGTGGTGCAGTTAATAAAACACAAGTAGAACAGGACTGGGGAAGAGCAGGTACTGCTGTAATAGAGTTCGATCCAGAATTAGGTAGCCCTATTGTAGCATCACCAGTACCATTACCAAATGAGTTATATAAGAATGAAGCAGATGCAAAAGCAGATATAGAAAGAATACTGGGTATATATGCTCTTATGCAGGGTGATATGGGAGCTGCACCACAAACATTTAAAGGTACAGTTGCCTTAGATGAATATGGACAAAGACGTATAAAATCTAAAAGAGATGATATTGAAGAAGGTCTAAACCAGATAGGTAGTGTAATTGTTGGTTTAATACAGCATGTCTATACAGACCAGAAAGTTATGAGATTGATGCAGCCGAATAACAAACCAAAAGAAGTAGTAGTAAATAGTCCTTTATATGATGATATAGGAAATGTTGTAGGTAAGATGAATGATATTACAGTAGGTAAATATGACATTATTGTTTTATCTGGTTCAACGCTCCCAAGTAATCGTTGGGGAAGGTTTGAGTACTATATGCAATTATATCAAAGTGGTCTTATAGACCAGATAGAAGTATTAAAGCAGACAGATGTTGCTGATATGGAAGGAGTCCTTGAAAGAGCAGGGCAAATGCAGAAACTACAGGGACAGGTACAACAGCAGGATGAAGAGATTAAAAAGCTGAAGGGTGACCTGCAGACTGCACAAAGAGAATCACTACACGATAGAAAGCGTGTAGAGGTCAAAGAATTTGAAAAGAAACTTGCCAAAGCTGAAGCAAAAGTGGAAATGGCGGCAAAGTTATACCAGACACGATTAGGCGATGAGCTAAAGAGTGCTAAGAATGAAATGGCAGAGGTGGGTGATAATCCACAACGTCAGATGAATGAACGTGTCCTAAGTCTGGAAGAAAATTGAGGAAGCGGTTGCTGGAATTAACCAAATCGCAAAGGAAATAGTAATATGGAAAAATTAGAAGTACGTGATGCTGGTGATGCTCCTAAACAGGATGTAGAGATGTTTCAAGGGGAGATCGAAAATGAGATACCCTCTGGTGAAGTACCTCAGGATACACCTCAGGAAGCAGCACCAATCACAGAAACTGAAGGAAATGGAGTCGATCCTAAAGACGACCAAAGTCGGTATGAGTACTGGCAGTCACAGGCAGATAAAGCCAAGGGTGAGCTGTCTGGACTTAGAGAAGAACTGGACTACTACAGGAATAGTTTAACACCTGTAGAGAATATGCTTAGGCAGAATCCAGAGGTTCTTGATAGTCTAGAAGCTAAACTCTCCAATGGAGTACCTGCTGAACAAGGAGTTCAGCAAAATTCATTGAAGGAGCCTACAGAACCTGATAGACCAGTCAATTATAACGAAGTAGATGCTTTTAATGACCCAGAGAGTGAGTCATTTAAGCATCGAATGGCTAAGGAGCAGTACAGAGATCAGTATTTAGACTATCTCAAAAATGTGGACAGGAACAGAACAATGCAGATGGAACAACAGTACCAACAGCAAATGGCTATGCAACAACAGAATGCTATGAGACAACAGGCTCATAGTCACGCTGTTAACAGCTATGGATGGGAAGCCAATAAGGCTAACGACTTCATAGAGTGGGCTAGCTCTCCTGAAAACCTGAATCTGGACAACTTAGCTAAATTGTTTGAATTGAGATCAAATACAAACCCAGTAGTGCAACAAAAAACACAAGAGATGCAAAATCAGGCAGAACGCTTAAATGTTCCTAAGCCTGCAGCAGTGCAGACAGGAAAAGCAGAGCAACCTCGTTCTGATGAGCAACTCTTTAGTGATGCTTTACTGGGGAAGATTTGATCTAAGTAAGAATAGGAGTAAAATATGGCAGCTACAGAAAAGCAGTTATATAATAGTGGGGCTTCAAGTGTTCTGTATACGGATAGACGAGATTTCTATGTCGATCCTCAGGTCACTAAGGAGCTTTGGACTGACGTTGCTCCGTTTACTACAATGGTTAGTAATCGTGAAATGCGACAGGTACCAGACCCCATTTTCAAAATGTTTGAACACAGGAATCCTTGGGTAAAACAGTTCTGGCTATGTAATAGTGATACGGATAACATTGATTCTGATGGAACAACCATTACAACAGTCACAGTTGATGGAGCATCTAATATTACTATAGACGATAGTTTAAAAGGTATCGTTGCAGAAGTATGGACAGATGGATATGCAAGCAAAAAAGCACTTGTAAGAGTACAGTCTGTTACAAGTCCAACTGTAATTGTTGTTACGGGATTATGGACATCGACAGGAAATGACATTGCTTTAGCAGATGATGACATCTTTCTAGTAGTCGGTAATGCACAAGGTGAAGGTAGTTCTTCTCCAGATGCATGGTCTGATGAACTACAGGTTGTCTACAACTCTACTCAGATATTTAAGACTCCTCTACAAGTAACAGGTACGCTTCAAGCGGCTGTACTTCGTGGGGAATCTTCTGAGTTAGCTAGACTACGTAGAATGAAAGCTCAAGAACACAAAATGCAGAAAGAAAAAGCTTTCTTGTATGGTATTCGCTTTGGCGGTACTGGTCTTGGTGAAGCAGGAGCTAAAGGTTCTCCCGATGAAACATTCGGAGATACTGGCGGTGTGGATTCTGATGGTAATCTTGTAAGAACAACCTATGGTATTGTTCCTGCAATTGAGAACTATGGAATGTCATCTGGTGATGATCAAAATATCTTTACTGCATCGGAAGCAAGTTACTCTTATGGTAGCTTTGTAGACGATATGGAAAAGATATTCCAATATGTTCCTGAAGCAGGTGCAAAACGTGCCTTTGTTGGTGCTGGAGCACTTGGATACTGGTCAAAAATGGCTGGTGATTCAGGACTATCTGGTAATTCTGGATGGTCTGTTAATGTTGGTGATATGAAAAGAGACTCATTAGGTTTTAACTATAGGGTGTTAGAAACACCACATGGTATGATCCAAATGATTCCAACCCCAGCATTACGTGGTGCATATAATAAGTACATGGTGATTGTTTCTGATGAGAACTTATTTCATGCACAGTATAGACCAGCTCAGTATCAGGCTAATATAAAGACCGATAATGCCTTTGATGGTGTTAAAGATCAGTATATGTCTGATGAAGGACTGGGAATACAGTTAATCGAGAGTCATTCTCTGTTTAAGATCACAGATTAAGGAGGCATATTATGGCTAGACCTTATTTAGGTGGTTCGAATGCAGGTATAAAAGAGCTTACTGCAGTTTCAACTTTATCGTTGGCAGATAGTGGTAAGGTTTTTATGCTTAATCATGCAACAGAGTTTGCAACAACAC